TTATAAGCCTACTGTAATCCAGTATAATCCAGTACATTTATCATCAACACAAGCTTTAAACAAAGTCAGTGTTTTATCAACTCTACTAATAGCAGTACTTCTATCTAAATTACTATCGTATGTAGGATTTCCTAAATATTCTGGAACTACCACAGGAATATATTTAGAACTATATGGTAATAATAAGCTAATAGCAAATTGACGATATGTTGATAGATTATCTGTTTTATATCCCCATTGGCTAAAATCCAATAGCGCACCAACGTATAGAGGTAACGTTATTTTGTGCAGACATATAAGTAAAGCTATTTATTGTTATTTCTTTAACGGCACTACTCGTCCAATTATCATTATCTAAGGTTGCCGGCGCTATGTTAGTGACTGCGACGAACGGAGGGAAAGTAAAAGGTATTATAAAGTTACTAGCTCCATCGTATATAGTCCTAGCAACTACGATGTCTGACTTTCCCCATTGGATGTGTAACATTTAAGATTTGCCAAGAGCAATATAATAATGTTCAAATTTTGCAAATTCTATTTTGTCTAAGCTAAGACGAACGGCATTATCAAAGTTACTAGGGGAACGCTCCGTTGCTGATTCTTGTATTGTACCAACTCCTACATATACCTCTGTAAAAGCTATTGGAAATTTTGTTGGTGCTGTATACCACATATCAAGACGTCCTCTTTTAACTATTCCCCATTGGTTACGCACGACCTATGTTTATCCAAAACCCATTGTTTATAGCTTTGGCAATATGATTGCCAACATAACCGCTGTGTAATTCAAATCCAGTAGTGGTAATATTATTGGCCCGAATGCTAGCTTCATACAGCTTCTTAGGATCATCCTTCATCATAGTTACGGTTCCGTATATTTCTATGTAAGAAATTAGATATGATACATTTGCTTGGTTTTCTTTGAATTGTCCCCATTGGGTCTACGGTAATAACTCAATAGCCTTACGCAACTCTCGCAATTCTTTATGCGTGTAGACTTTTGTTGTAATATCTCCGTGCTTATGGCCAAGAATAGCACGAGTTGCAGTAGGTGATGCGCCGTATTTATCTAATAGGGTAGCTACTGTATGGCGGCAGTCATGCGTTGAATGGGAACAGTTGATTGAAGTCATTACTAATTTAAATTTCTTACTAAATTGTGCATAAGAAATAGGGAGTATCCTATCTGATGAATTGTGATACAAGGTTGTAACTATTGGAAATATGCGACTATGAATGGGAATTAAGCGATTACGGCCAGCATCAGTTTTAGATAGACGTACTATAAGACATTTAGTGCGGAGGTTAATATCGTTCTTACGTAACGATAGCAATTCACCGCATCGCATTCCTGTATATAGGAGTATTAAAATGCCATATGTATCGGAAGTATCAAGACCCCACAATCGGTTAATTTGTTGACGAGTGAATGGCTTATGGGGATACACGCTAACATCATGGCCGAGATTAAGAAATGGAGTGTAATCCTTAATATCAATATCATTGACAATCGCATATTTAGATAGCAATGAAAGTAATGTGCGTACCTTCTTGGCTGATGCGTAGGATAGGCCGTTATCTCGCATGCTATCAATTACGCATTGCATATCAGAATATTTGAGTAAGTTAATAGGGATATTAGCAATTGATTGAATATGATCATAGGCAATGCGATATGATTCAATGGCTGATTTACTCACGATTCCAACACGAGTAGGCAGCCATTTTTCATAAATACTTTTAAGCGTTTCAACGCACGCACTTCCACGGTGCATACGGAGATACGCATTTCTTGGGTAGTGCTTAATAGTGCTATTCATTGTTATATCCTTTCATTAATTAGGAGGTATATATGAATAATTATATCCATGTCCTTGATGCAGATGGACGTCGGATTACGTCCATCGTAGATAATATGATAGTACCTATCGGTGAAGATGCTTTGCTTAAGCAAGCTAAAGAACAATATCCAGATGCAGCTAATTATATTTATGGCGGAGATGCCATGTTAGATGCTTTTCTTGATGGAAAAGTTTATAAGGATGGTATGTTCAAAGACGCGCCAGTAGTTGAATACATTCCGACGAAGGAAGAAAAAATAAACGCCATAAAAGCAGAGTATGAACCGCGATTTAAGACACTAGAAGAGGCTCAACGCCGATTGCTACTCATGGGGAAACCTACTAATGCAATTAGTGCTCAATATATCAAGTTGAATAGCGAAATGGTAGCACGAATCAAGGAGGTGCAATAATATGCCTAAATATATCGGTGATAGTAAAGTTCCGGTAATGGAATTCTGTGAGTACTGTTGGGAAGTTCTTAATGATGATGGAGCGTGTCCAACTGAAGGATGCGTACATAATGATTTACTAAATTCAGACAAGGATGATACAGATGCTACCAGTCCTACACAACTTTAATGCAATCAAAGGGGAGTTAATTTCTCTTAACATTGGGTATAACAATGTTGTGGCGAGTGAAAATCTATTCGCCTGTATTCGTAAATATCGGACGGACGAAGATTATAAAGCAAAGTTTGATATTAGTGTATCTACTGACAATCTAGAAAACGATGAAGCATCTAAAATCACTCTTTCACTTGATACAAACACTTTAGAAGCTGGTAAATATCAATGGGATTTATTCATTTGGAATGGCAACCGCCCTATTAAATGCCTTGTTAAAGGGCAAGTTGACATAATTGAAGGTATCAGCAATAGGGGGAAATGATATGAACGAAGAAAACGTATATTTGAAACCTTCTCCTGTTAATAGCATCCACATCAAAGACGGTGATGAAAATATTAAAGTCAAAGACAATATGCAAATTGTTAAGTTGCAAGGCCCAAAGGGAGATCCTGGACCGCAAGGTCCTCCAGGACCACAGGGCGAACCTGGTCGAAATGGTGTTGACGGAATAAACGGTGAGCAAGGGTTACAGGGTATTCAAGGTCCTCCAGGTATTCAAGGTCCTCCTGGCCCCCCTGGTGCTCCCGGTAAAGATGGCGTTAACGGTCGTAAAGGCGAACAAGGCTTGCAAGGACCACCTGGCATTAAAGGTGAACCTGGAACTCCTGGGGAGCGTGGAGCAGACGGTGAAAGAGGACTACAAGGACCACCAGGGCCGAAAGGTGAACCTTTTAAATTTTCCGATTTTACACAAGACCAACTTAACGCACTTAAAGGGCCGAAGGGCGATAATGGTGAGCCATTTAAATATAGTGATTTTACTCCCGAACAACTTGCAGCACTTAAAGGCCCTAAAGGGGACCCAGGACCACAAGGTCCTCCAGGGCCTCCTGGTACTGGCGGTACGGGTGGTCCTGGTGGTAGTGTGGATTTATCTAAATACGCACTCAAAACAGAGTTAAATAATTATTTATCTAGAACAGACGCCAACAACCACTACGCTCAAAAGGGCTGGGCGTCTCAAACGTTTGCCTATAAAGGTGATTTAGGCGCTTTTATTAGAAAGACGGAAATTGGGCAATACGCCTTAACGCCTGGCGATGCGGCTAGCCGTTATATTAACAACATTCAAGCACGATCCTTTGCTAAGTATTCCGATTTAAATAGCTATGTTTCTAAAGAACAATACAATAGAGATATTGACGCTCTTAAGAAACGTATATCTGACTTAGAACATTTATAGAAGTTAAACAATGAATAATTAGCTAACACAGGGGAAACACATGTAAGAATTAACTGATTTTACGAGAACAGAAAGGAGCTACTAAATGTGGACATGGCAATTCGAACTGAATGATATTCTAACCACGTTGACTATTGTCAGTATAGTTGCAGGTATAGGGTATAAGGTTCTAGTTATTCCATTGCTCGAAAAGTTGGATTTGCAACGAATGCAAGACACTTTAATGTTTCAGGAAAAAATGGGGGTACTTACGGACACGTTAAAAGAATTAAAAGATGAAATCAAATTGTCACGCGAACAGCGCACTAGGGCGTACACCGAGCATGTTAAATTGACATCAAGAGTGGATGGCATCGAAGCTCGTGTTGATGATATTAAGGAGGAATTGCATGAACATACCACCAAATCCCATCAATACAATTAAAAAGTCATATCAATCTGTAAGGGTGGCTAACTTTCACCCTACGGGGGTTCTTGCAACAAGGGTACTAGTACTAATCATGCTAGTGCCTATTTTATTAGTAGTTATTGCTTATTGTATGGCTTTTGCCAAAGGCTATGTATCAGTTGAAGCTAACAAGCTAATCGATGTAGGGATTAACATTATTGACCATATATTTATTCCTAGCGTATTAACAGCCCTTGTGGGGTTCTTGGCGCTTTGGATTGATAAGGACGGTAACGGGGTCCCTGACCAATTAGAGAAGGAGGAGAAACGATGAAAGTATTTATTAATCCCGGACACGATATTAACTTAGATAGTGGCGCAGTGAATCCTGTGTATGGTACCCGCGAATGTGATGTGGCACGTGAAGCGGGCAAAATGTTAGCACGCTATTTAGAAACAGCAGGGTGCGAAGTTCGCACGTTACAAGATGATGATTTAGGCCTTGTATGTTCTGAATCTGATGATTGGGGTGCGGATATATTTGTGTCCCTCCATTGTAATGCGTTTAACACGCAAGCAAGGGGCACAGAAACATTATATAAATCATTTAATGGCCAACGTCTAGCGAACGATATTCAGAGCCAAATCATCCGTAGTATTAATACCGTAGACCGTGGCGTCAAAAAACGTGATGACCTTTGGGTCTTAAACGGTACGGATGCAACAGCGGTTCTTGTTGAAATGGCTTTTATTGACAATGAAGAAGACCATGCTATGCTTACGAACGATTTAGATACTATCGTCCGTGCTATTGCACGAGGCATTACTGATTATATGGGAGGGGTATAATGTATGAAAGAATCAAAAGCCTATTTGATTGCACTCGTAACCGCTATATTCTTATCGGTAGTATTGTGTGCGTCACCTTGCTTTGCATCGGATATATCTTCTACCAGCCAAGCGGAACCGACTATCACCGTGCCGTTGACGCAGTGGAACGAGCTCAAGAGCAACAACGAGAAAGCCTTGAACTCAATCGAAGCATCCAACGTTCCATTGACAGAAGCGCAGACCTTAGTCGTGAAGCAGGGGCAAGAATTGACAGAAGCTCACAATACAATCAACAGATTGGAGAGCGAATTAGCCAAAGCCAAAGCGGACTCAGTGAAGCAAGAAGCTACCTTGAACGAAATGCAGAAATCATTAGACGTATTGAAGAACAAAATAGAGCGGGACAACCGCACAATCAAGCGACTACGAATGCAACGCAACTTATCCCAGGTAGTGGGAGCGGGAGCGATAATCGGAGTGGTAATTCATCGATAGAGAGGTGA